GTTCCAATGTGGGTAAATTGCGTTGTCGCCGCTGAACTGACCGCCTTTGTTCGACTCTGCGGCTTGGAGTCGTGCGCGGATTTCTGCTAATGAGGCCATAATGTTTTCTCCTTATAAAATGCCTAAATGTGCCTAAAAATTTGCCTAATGTACAAAGCACCTGTGCATTGTACAACTTTATTTATACAGTAGTCAACAAAGAAGGCACAAAATCTGTGCCTTCTGGATAAAAATTATTGTGTTTAGTGACCTAATGCCAGTCTTTTGATTTTGTCAAGTTCACTTTCGAACTGCACTTTTGGTATCGGTGTTGTTTTTGCTGGGATCTTTGGTGGTTGTGGTGCTGCTTTAGCGGCTAATTGATCTGCTGTTGGTTTGGTTGCTTGTGCTGCTGGTGAAACGTAGGCAGGGTTCATCTTTGCGCCAATTTCTTTTGGATCAGTGATGTCATCAGTTTCCACCATTGGTGGAGGAGGTGTAGTTGGTGCCTGACCTGCTGGTTGTGCTGGAGGGCCAGCCGGTGCTGCTGGTTCTTCAGCTGGTGGTGTTTCACCAGTAGGTGCAGTGGAAATTTCTGGAACTTCCATGCCAAGTTCTTCCATGCGTTTGGCAATCAACTCTCTTGCGTCTGCGTCAGGATCTGCTAATGCCAATGTGTCAAGACGATCAAATAAAATGTCATCTCCAAAAATATCGTATAGTTGTTCTGTTGCATTGGTTGCATCTGGACCAACAGGTAATTCGTTTGCCATTAAATCTGTGAGTTTACGTAGTTTCTCTGGAGTGTCCGGAACTGACCATGTGCCTTCTAATAATCTATTAGACCAAATTTCAAATTCACTTGCCTCTTTCATTTGTGTGTTCCTTAATTTTGCCAACAAAGGTAATGCTGATTCTATGCGTTGGTCCAGTGTTTGCTCAATAAACATAGTGCGGAGATCTTCAACCATGATGTCAGTGTCATCAATGTTGCTTGGATTCCATGATTCAAAGTATCTATCGTATCCCCTTGAATTGCCCAAACTTTTTAATGTGTGTTTTGCCTGTTCATAGTATTGGTTGGCTGTTTCTACAATGTTCTGTGTTGATCCTTCAAATACTCTGCCATGATGTGCTCTACGGAATCTGCTGAGTGTGTTGATTTCTGTGACCATTTCACAAATGTGTTGGCCTCTATGATCATAGGGACGACCGCCTTGGCGTACATGCTCTAGCATTGCTCTTGCACCGCTGAGATTTTTAAATGGAAGTTTGAATCTTTCACCGTCAGTGGTTTCAACAAAAATCTTATCAATATGCCTGAATCTTGCATCACCTTCTTCTAAGCGGCGGCTGTGTTGTATAAACAATCTTGCTCCAGAATCAGGTTTACTCCAACTCTGTGTTCTATTGCCTACTAGACTTTCCATTACACTTTCGCGAATTTGATTCATACCTTTTAGTACAAATTTCATTCTGTTGATGTTTTCTAGATTGAAACTCAAACGATTACGCATGGCAAACTTACGCAGTTGTTCTAAAAAGTTAAACCAACCTTCTTTGTCGTCAGGTTCCATGCTGCGTCCAACATTGTCGCCAAAAAACACTGTCATCTCGCCATCTTCACCAAATAAAATTTGCACAGTGCCGTAGTTCTTGCCGTCACGGCTCTTGTAATCAAATTTAATCAAGTCAGCATCATCTGGATCCAGTATTGAGGCGCCGCCGCTGTTGAACTGCTCAGGCTCAAAGTCCTTGCTTACCAATAGGTTGTAAAGTTGTTGATTTGCGGTGTTTTTCATAACTGTGTATTTAGCGGCTTATACTTATAAAAGGCATGGGCTCGATCACTGCTTCCCCGTGATCGCGCATCTGTGTATGCAGTTCCCCATGATAGCTTTGTAAAAGTTGCATCATGCGTACTACCAACAGTGTAGCCATTACTAGATCGTCAGTTTCGCCTAGTTTTGCTTTATAAGCAGGTCCAGTGGCCACAAAAGTCTTAAGCTCACTGATCAAACTAGCACTTCTAATGCTCATTCTACGTGATTCAATTAAATTTTTTAGTTTGGCACAGGCTGCAAGTTTGGCTTTGTTAGTAGTGTTAAAGCCTTTGCGATGCCTACGCCCGCCAGCTGGTGCGTGTGGATCGCTTAGAAAATAGCCCTTGATGTTCTCTTCTCCAAATTCAGCTATACTGATCAGTGCTGCTTCGCCCACTGTGTTGTTTTCTACGCTGTAGTATATTGCGTTTTCATCTCTAACATGATCATAGATCTGTTGTACTATATCAGCTAACAAACGTATTTGGGCTGGTATGTCAGTTCTGTTGTGCCGCCATTCTCCTACCTGTTCAGTGGAGTTGGCTTCAAAAATTTCTATAGCAGCAGGATCTCCCCCGGTGCCCAGACTAGGATCAAGAGCCACCACATACATCTTGCCCTTTTCTGGTTTTTTAAACCAACGTACTTGACCTGTTTTATAAATTGGTACTGATCCTTCTAAGTCAATCAATGTTGTAGGCGCTATTAATGTTTCATCATTGATAATAAATTCACATTCCATTTCACGCCTAAAACGATCCTCACCTAGAGCCGCTCGCTGTTGTTGAGCCCATGTATCATCACGATCTGGATGTTCTTGCCAGCGAGCTCTAAATGCTTTGAAACCATTTTGGCCTACATCAGTTGGATTGCCAAACGCATCCTCGCACTTGTTTGCACCTTTCCATAACAAAGCAAACTGGTCTTCATCGCTGTTTGGCGTGCTGGTTATAATTGCTTTACCACCAGTGGCCAAGGTAGGACTGATAGAAGTCCAAAACTCTGTGGCAATGGTTGGTCTTACAAATGCAAATTCGTCAGCGTACAAAAGTGAAATACTCATACCACGACCTGTGTTTTCAGTAGTGGTTTGACTTACTATTCGACTGCCGTTATCAAATTCTATACTGCCTTTGTTGTAACTAACAGCACCTGCTCTAATATGATTTGGTACGTTTTCATATCCATATCTTACACGCTGCATGATTTCTTGTGCGCCAAGATATTTGTGCGCTGCCACCAACACAGTTGAATCTGGTATAAACATTGCATACCACAACAAATATCCAGCTGCAATAGTACTTTTGCCTGTTTGTCTAGGCAGCATTGAAATACTGAATCTGTAGTTGTGATAAGTGCTGATTAAACGTTTTTGATATTCAAAGGTCTGCATTTGTATGCGACCTCGCACAGGATGTTGAATAAAGAAAAAGTTATCAAGAAAATACAAAGGACCATTATCAGGATCAGCGCACTTGGCAAACTCCTCAAGTTGTTGATCGCTGTAGATACTGGGTTTGTAGGCTGGTTTAACCAGCGCAATATCAACTGTGCTCATAAAAGTATTTAATGAACATCAGCTGGCATCAAGATCTTTGATTATGGGTTAATTACACCAGCTCTGTTTGGCTTCGCCGTAGTACTCTCTAGCGAATCCATTTGCAATAAGTTGAGCACGTAAGCTCTGGCCATCCAAGATCATGTCGCCTAGCACACGACCACCAAACTTGTCCCATTCGTAGAGTATAACCTGACGCTTCAACGATTTGGCAACGGCATTCTTGGTAAATGCTGAGGCAGCTTCGCCGCGTTGTGCTTCACTGGCACATTGCGCTCTGTGTCCTTTTTCTGGAGTATCAACTCCAAAGATACGCACAGCCAGTTCAGGCTTGAGCGGAGCAGGTAGGAATGGTGCTGAAATTACCACAGTATCACCATCGTTAACACGTATTACCTGTGCGTCATAGGTCACACCGGGCTTTTGTTTGGGTTGTGCAACGGCCAGCATGGGCACAACAAGTAAGAGTAAGAAGAGTTTTTTCATTTGTTTTTTTAAGCTACTTGATATGTGCCAGAAAGATCAAAATGTGCGCCCGATTGCCAGGCACCTGTGGCCGGAGTGTTGAATTTCCAAACTAGATCAGTGACGCTACCAGAATAATACAGTTTCATCACTGTGGTGCTGTCTGTGGCATCCGTGATGCCGGCGATGTGATACAGGGCCGGGGAGCCTGCGCCTGCTGTTTGATGCAAAGTGCCGCCAGCCAGTCTGAATGTGTTTGCGGCTGGTGCGGGCAAGGTGATCTGATAACCAGTGCTGCCAAAGTTGGTGACTCCTGTGAAATCAAAATACACATGTATGAACATCAAGGGACCCATACGCACATAAGATGCTGTGGCTGTGCCGCCGGCAAATGTGCCGGATCCATCAGTGAACTGGGGATTGAATACTGTGCTGCTGGTAACGCCAGATCCGTATGCTACCAAATTCAAGTTGCCGTTGGTGTTGCCTACATAAAGATTTTGCGTGAGTTGGTCTACCACAAGTTCGCTGGGTCGAGCTACGCCGTTGTATTCGCCAACAGTTTCTTGTGCGTTGTCTTTCATCACGGCACGACTGATGCCTGTTATGTTGTCGTATGGTGGTGGCGGGTTTGCCATTATCTTGGGTATCCTTGAAAGGGTCTGATCGGACTTTGAGTTGTCACAAAGTCAGGTTCTGCACTGTCAGGGGTGCTGACCAACTTTTTCCCGCCCTGGGTATCAGTCATAGACAGTGCTGTATCAATCACATCCTCAATGCCAGAATTCATGCCTGATATCACGGCATACTTGCCAAATGCAGCTTCAGCTGACCATTCTGGCATGAATGGATTCACATCATCTTTACGATAATCGCTGCGAGCACGAGCAATGGCAACTCCTGTGCGATAGGTACGATAAGGATCACTGGAACTAACACCGGGCAACGAATATGTATATCGCATGGGCTCAGCAGTTTCGGCTGGTAGCTCACGCTGTTCTTTGATGAACTCTCGGGCTCGCATCAGTAGCCCCCAAACGGTTTGATAGGGCTATCAACGTGTGTGGATTTGACTTCTTCTGACTCTAGGTCGCCATTGTTCAAGTCTGTGTACACTGCTCCTGCTGCTCGGAAAGCCTGTTTGAGCATGTCTTGTTCAATTTCTGTGTATGGATAAGCGCCTCGTCGTTTGCCTATCCAGGATTTGGCATCCATGTCAATTTCGCTGCCATCACCGTTGGCCATGGCCACAGCCATCATCACACGATTCAGTGTGTAATCACTATTGGTTTGTTCTCCGTCGCTGAACAAAACTAGACCTTTGGTGGCTGACTGCCTACGATGTCCAATTTTGCCATCACGTTCAAAAACAAATTCTTTGGCTCTCATGTCAATGCATCAAAAACTACCAGTGCCGCGTGACCCTGCCTGTGCCGAACTAGCTGTGCCTAGTTCCTGCGCAGTGAAATTGGCACCCGCAATGGTTAGCTTGTTGCCTACACCAACATAGATATCTTGACGTGAGTTGGCTGGTACACTCACTGCATTGCTGTAGATGTTGCCTGCGGAAAAACTGCTTTCAGCGTTGGCAACCACTCCATTGCCAGGTTGAACATAGGTCAACTGCACTGCTTCTACTTGAAAAGTCACAGCAGTGTTGCCAGTAGAAATTCTTGCTTTGTCAGTGTACCAGGCTTGATCAGAAACACTGGTGTAAACATTTGCTTGTGCCATTAGTTGTTTTCCTTGTTAGGCTGAGGTGGCACGTAAGGCTGATACAGATTGCGTGTCTGATCCAGTACTCCAGGGATATCTACCGGAGTCTGTTTCACTGTGGCTGGTGCCGGACTGTGCGGATTTTGCTGCACAGGAAAATCTTGATTGTTGTAGGGTCGGTATACCATGATATTCTCCTTACCAGGCGCGGCAACTCCAGTACCGTGCTTTCCAGCGCGGTCCAGGATTGTCGCAGTTGTGTCGAGCTCTAAAACTTTTGCGTCGTGCAGGGTTGCTTTTTTTGATTTTCATGGTCTTGTCACCAAAATTGACTTTGACCACGTTGCCCTTGGGACCGCGCACATATACCTTGGATTTCTTTACATCACCTGCCATGGGCTTGCCCAAGGAAACTTCGCGTCCTTGATACTTGGCTTCGTTGCTTTGAGTGCTTTTCCAATCATCAAAGCTGGTGCCAGGCGGTACTTTGAGAAATTTTTTATCTAGTGAAAACTTGTCAAGATCCGACATTGAACCACGAGAAATAGGAGTGCCTGCATGTCCTTGCTGTGCTCTAAGTCTGCCTTGTTCCAAATCTTGTGTGGTTGCTGTGGCTGGTTTGACTCCGGCCTGGATATCGTCAAGATCAGCAAATGCAGCCTGCGCTCGCTGACTCAGCGTTGATTGCTCCAACAAACCGTAGCCCTCAAGCACAGACATGGTTTTGTCATCAGCATGCAATACGATACCATCTTCGGTTTCTTCTAACACGTATGTTTCCAGCAAGAATTCTTCGCGGATGTTGATTGCAAAATCATCACCCGCTACTGGATTGTAGAAACTGTGTTCGCTTTCAGCTAGATATTCTTGGAACGATTTCATATCAGTCTCATTTATATTGCCACAAACGTTTCATTTCAGCCAAACTTTCACTGAATTCATCTCGTAGAGCGTCATCGTTGTAGACACCATAGCCATCAGTCTTTGATTCATCATTGAAACGCCAGACCATGACATTCTCACCGTCTATATAGCCACGCACTTCCATGCCATCATCGCTTTCAACTTCGTTGTCAAAGTGATCTGCTTCAAACTGACCAAAGAAATCATCGCTGCTGGGATAGAATTCTCCATCGTCGGCTTGCAGATCTTCCTTGACAGATTGCTTGGCATCATGTGCTGCCTGCTTCATGGGCTCGGTCTTGTTGCCATCATTGTCAAGATCAATATAGTCAGGCTTGGCTGCTTCTTTGGTAATCGCAGATTGATCGTCCTTGCCAAATCCAATAGTCACGTTACGTGGTCCACCAACACGATCGTCTGGAGAATGAATTGGCAAAGGAAGTTTGGATTGATCCGGTGCTTCAGGTTTTTTGGGTGGAGGGAAAGTTGCGCTCACTCTACCTGTTGCAGGATCCTTTTTGATGTCAGGACCGGTTGAGTCCATTTCTCCTTCCATGGCAGGTTTTGTGGGATTCTTAATAAAATCTTTCAAGCCCTGCATCACACTCTTGTTGGTATTGTTAGTAGGATTGAGCTTTTCTTGTGGGCTCAGTGCGTCCTGTCCAATAGGGTAAGGGTTTGCAGTTTCCTTGATACCAGCACTGGCACGCATGCGACGCAGTTCGTCCTCGTCTGCACTGTGTACTGCTGTGACAGGCACTGTGGTTTGACCATCGCCGGCCACATCAGTCTTGGGCTTGTTGAGACCGCCTGAATACTGTAGAGCATCCATGCTGGTTTCTGTGTTGGTGGGCCAGTCTGGCTTGTTTTCGTCTACCATTTCTGAGTTACCGCAACCACACGGACTTGATCCGCAACCGCAGCCAGAATCTTGACCGCCTACGCCGGCCATTTTTAACAGTGCTGCTAATTTCATGGCATCTTCGTCAGTGGCTGTCACAGTTAGACTGCGTCCAGGACCACCGTTGCTGTCACTGTTCATGTTCATGCTGAGGTTCATGCTCTCAGCAATCATGGTCTCTAGCTGACGATTCCAGTTGTCATAGATACCTTTGCCAAATTGGAATCCACCCTTGCCGGCTTTGCCGCTGGTGGGAGCTGTGGCCACACTACCTGCTGTGGTAGTTTCTTCCACTTCTTCTTTCTTTTTGCCTTTCTTTTCAGGCAGACCTTTGTGCTTGGTCTTGGCAAAATCTTCAACGTCGCCTTTCTTCATGGTCTTTGCTACTTTTTTCAACTCTTTGCTTGCGCCAGGAATCTTTTCGCCTTTTTGCATGGCATGTGCCATGCCCATGAAACGTTGTTGTCGTCTGCTCAGCGACTTTTCATCAAGCTTTTCCATGTCGTCACTGTCATGACGCTCTTGATCCATGTAGTCGTTGCTGGTATTGATGAACTCTAGAGCCTTGGTAATCTTGCTCTGTACCCACTCTGGCAGATCTTGATCATCGTCAAGGATGCTGGACAGTTCCTGCGCTGCCTTGGTCAAGGTGTGCAGTTGGTCCTTGGCCATGTCGCCTTCTTGATCGTATTCGCCTTGATCCATGACATCATCAGCACCTTCATTCTTGGGTTTTTTGTACACATCAACCGGACCATGCTTGCTACCTTTCTTGGGCAAATGCACTTCATCTGGTGGCGAAGGCAATTGGTCACCTTCGTCCATCTTGTGCTTGATGCTTTTGCCTTTGAATGACTTGGGAGGCTTGCCCACACCCATGGCCTTTGCCAAGGGATCATCATCATACTTTTTCACAGCACCGGTTTCGTCACTGCCTTTCTTGGGGCGGCCTCGACCGCGCTTGGCTTCAGGCTGCTTGGCTGATTTTTCATCACCTTCTTCGTCGGTGTCAAACTTGCGACCATAACCGCCTGCACCGGCTTTGTGAACAACACCGCGTGCGGTTTTTTCTACAGCTTCGTTTTTGGATTTGCCTGGATGCTTTTTGCCACCCATTTCGTCCTTGCCAAGGCGACCAGCAATCACATCACCTCTTGTGATTTTGTCGTAGGGTTTGGCATTGTTGGCCAGATTGCCATCATTGCCTTCTTCGCTCAATGCGCCTCTGATGTCACCTTTGGCCAATTTCTTTAGTGGACCGCCAATGTCTTTGGCAATCTTTTGACCAACAGTCTTTGGTTCAGCACGACGTGTTGACAAGTTCTTTTCGGCTTGATCAGCACGTTGTTGTATGCCCATTGAGCGAACCTTTGCATCCATTTCTAATTCTTGCGGATGTGGTTTTCTGTCTTCGTTGAGCTGCTGTGGATTATCAGAAATTGCAGCTAGTTTTTTGTTGAGATCGTAAAAAAATGACATGTTATCCTCTTGGGTTAGCGCCAGTGGCAGGCTTGGGTGGTCGTTTGATTGTGGTCATGGGACTCTTGGTACCCAGTGGCAAATCATTTGTGGTCTTGGCTGGCGGTGTCTTTCCACCTGCCACAGTGAAGTCACTGCGATAGGCATTTTTCAACACAGCATGGTCATAGGGTCCGGTTGCATAATCTTTCTTGAGTGCTCGCTGTTCGCTGTCTGGGGCAGGATATTCTGTATCCTTCAAGAGATCTTTGTTTTCATCGTCAATCTTGTCTGACTCGTCGCGCAGACTATCTTCGTAACCAACAGTGTTCATCACGATGCGATTGGGATCAAAGCCCATGATCTGAGCAATCTGTTTGATCTGGGGTTCAATGGCAGGATATCTAAACTCCACATCAACGATGCTCATGCTTTCGTTGGGGAAAGCTGGAAAGTCTGGATTGACTTTTCGCACTGGTGTGGTCTTGGCATCTGACATTTTGATCACGTCAAACTGCGCCAACTTTTCTTTTAGTTCACGTACAAATCCAGCAGGTACATCACCTACCATTTTGATACGATAACTGTAAGTACGTTCAGATTCAGCAAGGTATTTGGCAAATGTTTTCATATCAGTGTCCTATTCCTTATTTATTCTTTTTCAGCTTTTTGATCTTTACGGCCCAGGATTCGCTCCAAGAGATCGTTGCGGCTCAACACCACGCCGTTGCCTTGCTGTACAGGCGATACTGCGCCAGCGTCGCCGCGAGCGGCCTGTTGATCCAAACGCATTTTCTTCAACTGGAGATCAATCATCTTGAGTTTTTTGTCTAGCTTGGCTGTCTTGGCTGTGATGGCATGCCCCAGCATGTTGCTGGCCACACCAAATATCTCGCTGGCAAACCTTGAATCCACCTGCATGCCCAGATCCATGAGATCTTTGTAGCTGGCTTCAGCCATGATGGCCAAATTATCCATTTCTTGATCTGTGGCCTCTAGCCCGCGCACGCCAGGCAGCGCAGCATCAATCTTGTCAATGGTGGCATCAATTTCCTTCAGAGTCACACGGTTTTCTGCCAAGTCGGGTATGGCAGCATCAATTTCTTCAGGGCTGGGAGGTAAGTCAAACAACTGTTCAAGTTTACGGGTCATGCCGTATTTAGCGGCTATTTGCGCCCGTTTCTAAACATGTCGTCTTCGGTGATGACTCTAAAATGTAGGCCTTGACTGCGGCACCACTTGGTAGCAGCGTCCCATTTGGCATAGTTCACGGCCACTGCGGCACGATCACGCACACTCTGTTTGCTTTCAATCACACTTTGTTTTTTGGGTTTGATTTCTATCACTTCGGCTCGCACAGTGTTGTCTTTGTTGCGATACATGATGAGAAAGTCAGGCACGTAGATGGTCTGTTTGCCAGTGAGTGGATTGCGATAGGGAATGTGTATGCTCTCGCTGGCCCACTGCAACACATGGTCATTGAGATCGCAAAATCTCATGAAGCTGAATTCCCAGCCCGAACGGTAACGTGGAGTGTTCTTACCTACGTATTTGTTGGGGTTGACAATTTGATAGCTGCCCTGTGCCCACTTGCTCATTGCAGTACCAATTGCTGTGCGTAGAAGTTAGGCTGCACTGCAACTTGTACGCCCAACAAGGTGGCACGATTTCTGATGAGATTGAGATAGTACGCTAGGTTAGCAGTGAGATTGATGCCAGTGCCGTTGTTTTCAAACTCTTGCAGCAACACCAAGGGTGCAATGCGAGTGTCCTTGGCCACCTGAAACAGACTCACTGTGAAATTGCCGGCAGTGATGTCATTGTCAATCTGGCTTCTAAAATAACTGTATACTAGATCATATTCATTGGCTGGAATTGACAGTTCGTTACGATAGAACGTGTCAAACACTCTCACGGTTTGATCAATGTTGCGGTTGATTTCGTTGATACTTGCCATGTCTATCAGTTGGTTGGCGGATTGGTGGCTGTGGGGAATACCCGACCACCGTTGTTTCTAATGCCTTGCGACACTGCTTGTGTGCCCAAGCCCAAACTTTCACTGGTAGCAATGCTGGCCAAATCAGCACCTTTGAAAGTGTTGTAAGTGGTGCCGGCCTTGAGCGCAGCACCAATCAAGCCAGCCGGACCACCCTGCTGTAGATCTTCCAAGATACCGCCACCAGCATCCAACAAACCGCCTTGACCAAAAACGTTGCGTTGTGCGCCTGGTGTGGCCAATGGACTCAGTGTGGTGTCGTAGTGCGCGGGATCTGCGAAACCCTGTACATTGATACTGGGACGACTGGTGCCCACTACTGTGTTGTAGTATTTCACTGTCTCATAGGCAATGGTCATGGTGTTTTGCATGGTACCACTGCTTTCGTAATAATTGTATGTGTCATGCCCAAATCGTGTGATTATGGGATTTATCAAGATATATGTGGCTGCTTTTTTTTGATCCAACCCATAAATTCTTATGTCTTTGAAAAACGGAGGTTTGCCTGATCCGCCTGGAGTCTGGCCATCGTTGAACGCTTCGCCAATGAAACCCCAATCATAGTTGGTCTGTGTGTGGTCGTATAGATTGCGCGGCCAATTGCCTGACCCTCTTACCTGCACCTGATTGTTGCCTGGACTGCCGTTTATAGCCGGAGCGTTGGTATAGGGCTGCGTTGCGTCTTTGTAGTAGTATGAGTAATAATTGTACCACAGCAATCTACTGTTGTCGCCAGCGTCGTCGTGAAAAGTTATGGATATTGGTTCGTATTGAATCTGTGTCTGCACCAGTCTTTTGCGGTTGTACTGATTCAGTGTTTCGTGTTTGATATTGTACTGAGGCAGTGTGATTGATTTGACAATATAACTTAGATTGTAAATGTCACGTGTGGCAAATATACTGTTGAGTGCAGGAATTTCTGTGTTGATGGTAAAACTCACATGATACAAAAATTTGTATCTGGGCTTTAATTCAAATCCGTTGGTGGTAAAGGTCTTACTTGCGTGAGTATAATCGCGCAAGTAAGACGTTCCAAATAAGCCTTGTGTTATTCCTTCGCCAAGGCCTTGAAAAGGATTTTGGCCAAAAAAAGGCACAGATTAGACGCTGTTGGATGAAGCAACGCCAGTCACAACTGATCCAAGTGCTCGTCCAATATTTAGACCAATACCAACACCACTGGTCTGAAGAGCAGCCGCTTGGCTCTGTGCTGCGTTGTCGTAAGCAATGGATAATTCAATAGTCACTGCTTCGTTGCTGCCGTAGTTCATGTCACCGTAGTTGGCGCCCTTGAGATAGCAACCATACAGTTCCCATGCTTCTAATACCACAGGAGCTGCTGTGCCGTTGCCGCCGTCCAGGACTTCAATCACTGTTTTGAATTTGTAATCAATACCAGCAGCAGCCGAAGCCATTTCCAAGAAATCCATCTGCTTCTGAAGCTGTTGTCCCACCAACTTGGATACCGAAGCAGTGGCATCATCTCTGATGCTGCAGGTGATGTCTGCCCAGGTGGGCTTGCCTGCCAATTTCAAAGTGCTGTTGTAAATGGGCAGCGCAATCTCTTCAAAAGTGAGATTGGGTCTAGTGATATTGATCACTTGTTTGGTGAGTTCGCTTGTGGGCGAAGTTGTTCCAAAGTTTTCAAAAAACACTCTAAAGCGGTACTTTAGTTTGGGCATCAACAGGCCCTGGCTGCCGTTGCTTTGATCGCCCGCGGCTGCTATGGGTACTGTCATTCTTTGTAATGATGAAACTGCCATTTTGTTCTCCTATACTTTTATTTACCTATAATGGTGACCAATTTTTTGGCCACCATTTTTTAGGCTGTTCCTCATCAATTACCTGCTGCTATTTCGCCTGTGTTCTTGATACGCAGCGGAATGTAAATGAATTCCACAGCTTTCACAGGCTCAATAGCTATGTCAACCCAAAGTTCGTTGCGATCAATTCTGGCCGGAGTGTTGTTGCTTTGATCGCACACCACCAGATAATCATACAAGGCTCGTTTGGCCACCAGGTCAATCATCAAGCTGTCAATCACGTTGGAAATCTCATTGCGTGTGAGCTCGTCATTGGGTTCAAACAAGAACTGCTTGCCAATTTCTTCCAGTCTACCACGCAAGAATGCCACCAAACGTGCCACGTTGATTCTATCCAATGCTGTTGTAGCTGTAGCTGTGGTTTTGTTACCAAAGTTAACAATGCCCACACCCGGGATAAACGTGATTGGGTTGATGTTGCGCTCATACAGGATGTCGCGCACAGCTTGGCTCACACCAATCTGCTGGAACTCACCAGTTGTAGCATCAATATAGCCAATGGCACTGGCATTGTCAACCACACCACGACGTGTACCAGCTGGTGCTAACCATGGGTAACTTACAGCATCGCTGCGCAGTATGGTTCTCACCATCATGTGGCTGGGCGGTGCTACCACAGTGTTACCTGACAGATCATTGGTCTGACAGCTGGGATAGAACGCTGCGGCATAGTTGCTGACAGCATTGTTGCCATCTTCGGTCAGTAGACCCAGCCCATTGTTGTTGGTTGCCCACTCTACCAGGCTGTTGCCTGTGGAGTCTAGACGCATGGGTGTGTCTGCCACAACAAACAGAGTATTGTTGCGTTCATTGCTTAGTGCAATCATGTTCTGTGTCAATTCAGGATAGGCCGGTGTGGCTATCAAGTTGAATTGATTTTGTTCTTCTCTTGCAGCAATGCTGGTGTCAATACCTGCTTTCAAGGCCTCAACGATCAATTGACGTTGCGCTTGACGTCCACTCCACATGGCACCATTGTCTTTGTTGCCACTGGCCGTGAGCCAGGTAGTAGACACAGCTGGATAGGTCTGATCCGGAATCCAGCTTGGAATGTCTGGGAAGTTTTGCTCGTCAAGATAGGTTGTAAACTCTTTGACGTTGTACCCGCTGCGGCGTGTGTTAAACAACAACATGCCCTGAGGATACAATGCTGGATCAGGTGCGTCAAGGTCAAGATAATCACTCACCAACAGGCTTTCAATTGTTGGGAATGGGTCAGCCACTGGATCTGTGTTTCCATTGGGTGCCCAACGAGCATCAGCAAACAAAATGCCATTGGATGTTACTTGATCAGTAGTGTCAATTTCTACCCATTGCTGCACACTGTCAACACTTTCCCAACGATAAAGCTTGGGATAGTTTTCCAAATCACTGGTATCAACCCAGAGATCACCCAACTGTAACGGACTTTCAGCTGCGTCGTTCTGTGTCAGCGGAGCGGATGCACTGATAATTGGTCCACTGGCATTGGTCAGGCTTAGATCGTATCCACGTACATCATTGGTGACATTTTGGTATCCTTGCCAAGTCCCGTTGTCTTGGATCATGATATCAACATCGCTCACTGTGCTGTAATACCACAAGCGACCGTTGTCAGGATCTTGATCAGGGGCAGTCAAGCTAGCAGTGTACTCAAACAGAGGTGTTGTCACAAAGTTACTGAGAATATAAACAGCCACACCGTTGCTGACTGCGTCGCGTACTTTGGGGGTGTTGGCATCAAAACCAGCTGCCTCCACTGCTGATGTTTGTTCAAGAGCAATGGTACCGCCTGCTGAATGTATAAACACCAAGTTACCTGCTGAATTCAATGTGCATGACACATTGGCAACATTGGCTGCACTAACACCAGAAATAAATTGCGATACTCCCACAGGTCCAGATCCACCAATGGTCACTGTGGCAGTATTGGCGTCAGTGGTGCCTGGAATGGTAGCTGTGAGTGTGAATGTGTCGCCACCAGTGAATGGTGTACCAGAACTCACCACTGTGGTTCCTGTGACTTCTGTGGCGCCGCTGGCAAAACGTTCGTACACTGTGTATTCAAAAGTGGTCAGCGGAACCAAAGCCGGAGATGCGATACCAGTTAGAGCAATGTAAGTTGTACCTGCTGGGATGTTGCGACCGCCACCCGAAGGATCAAGTCCAAACAGAGCCGTGCCATCATCTATATATTCTGGGCAAGGTTGTGCCACAAATGTAGCCAATGCAGAATCATACTTCTTGATACTGACATTCATGCCATTGTTGGCAGCACTGACGTTTTGCCAAACAGACCCAGTGGGGCGGCCACCTTGAACATCTGTGGTTCTCCAGCGTGGGGCTTGATAGCTATAGGCCGACAGGTATTCTGGTGCAGGATAAGCGTTGGTAGAAATTCCCAGGGCTGTGAGCAATGCAGCTCCACTGTTGGGACCTTGTTCAATTTCAATAAAACCATTGTTGGTCAATGTACTGCCATCGCTGCCAGCTGTACTGTCAGCAAAAATATACAGCTTGCCGCTGATTTCTGCTGCTGTGACACCTGTGATAGCAGCACTGTTGATGTTGTTGGCTAGGCCTGCAATGTTGTTGTCAGGTGCTGTAGGCACTGCTACCAGACTGCCATTGATGTAAAGGTTGGCGTTGGCTGTGAGTGTGGTTGGTGCATTTTCGCTGACCACTGTGGCCCAGCTTGATTTCCACTCATCGCTGCCGATCAATACCCAGGTGTTTTCATAGTTTTTGTAGTAACCAAAAATCAATGCATCTGAATCGGTCATGGTCACAGCATAATCACCAATGCTGCCCACTGTGGTCAGCGGAGTATTCTGTTCGGCCGCTGTGCCGCCGGTACCTGTTACATCAGCACCATCAGTTATGATCAAAGGTACTTTGTTGGTAAATGTATTGGTGGTTTGATTCCACTCAAAAATACCCCAGGTAGTGGCGGTGGTGTCAAACCAGTATGTGCCATCATTGGGCTCGCCACGTGGACGACTCAAGCTGGCCGTGAGCTCAGTGAGATCAATGTTCGCACGTTGCACATAAGCACGATTGGTAACTCCCAACGCACTGTACGCTGCCAACAAACCATACTCATTGAGTTCATATCCATTGATGGGAGTGCCTGCTGTGGTGTTGTAGAAAAATGGTACACCAAAGGTGGCAGCTAGATCTCGTTGGCTTGTGATCAAATAAGTTTTGTTTGCGTTGACAGCCAATGTACCAGCAGCAACAGTGATGCCATCAGCACTGACTTTGTCTTGGGCTGTGGCAACCAAGAAATAAGGGACTGTGTTTACGGCTGAGGGAATGTATTGACTCTCGTCAATTACTGTTACCTCTACGCCAGGCGATATTAAGGCCATAGTGATTTCCTTTGCAAGTTATCTATATTTATTGAGTTGGGTCAAAAAACCTGCTCTAGCCAACCCTTTGGCAAAGGTTCTACTATAAATATGGCATGAAACGTCCTGTCTGTCAGGCCTGTACCCAAAGACCCTGTGCAATCAACTATTATCGCGACGGGGTCGCGCACTATCGCACCAGGTGCGAAAGTTGTTTGAGGAAAAATCGCGGACTCAAAAAACGATCTCCGCTGTGGGAATCAGCAGGTTACAAGAAAAAATTGATATGTGATCGCTGCGGGTTCAAGGCCAAATACAGCGCTCAAATCATGGTGTATCACATGGACGGCAAGCTTTCAAACTGCGACATAAAAAATCTTCGCAGCATTTGTCAAAACTGCGCTGTGGAAGTGGTCAGGAGTGACTTGCCGTGGCGTCGCGGTGATCTTGAACCAGATCTGTGATCTGCTGGTACAGAGCATCAACACTGCTGTTGTTGTCCAGCACAGCGTCAAAGTCAGTGCCAACCCAGGCGTATTCACTGGCATGAATTCCGGCTTTTTCCAAGGCATGCCTGCCCAATGCCCAGCCAATTTTGTTAGGGCCAGCGTTGAATCGCAGTGCATCGTTGTACCACACCGGTTCAGATCCACGCACTACTCTCACAATTTTGCCCCCAGAGTTTCTTATGGCAGCAATTTCATTGGGAAATCTGCAGTCTGAAATAACCACATCATCATTGCTGTTGCGTAGCTTGTTTTCTAGGCTAGCTATCCAAATATCATCGTGAAAATGTGCGCGGCAGAGATCAGTGCCCCAGTGTTGCAGTACCCAACGCGGTGTGATTTCGCGTCCTAGTCGTTGGCTCCACCAGGCATCAGGCTGTTCGCGCCACTCACGACTGCTGCGTGTGCGTCCTTCCAGCATGTCTCTGTCCCAGCCAAACACAGCACTCACTGCATCTTTCAATGTGGCAGCAAAGCTTTCCCTACGAAAACAATGCGTGTTGACCAAGTAATCTGCCACAGTGTCTTTGCCACTGCCTATAAATCCACATACTCCTATGATCATGGTTTCCTCATTTGTCCACAGTTGGTACTATTTGTTCAGGTGTTGCGTCAATGCCAAATTGCTTGATCAAGTTTTCTAGCAGAGCTTCATTGGCTCGAGCCTGGGTCAAAGCACATTGATAGTTATGTTCAATTTTTTGCATCACAACATGTGTGTCTGGGATCTCCTGCATCCATTGTTGTGTGTTTCTCACTATGCTATCCAAGCGTAGTTCGCTGTCAAGCACCAGATCATAGGGTTCAACAAGATGCTCGTCAAATGTTTCGTAACCTCTGCCACGTAAGCTGGCCAAAATGCCAGGCTGGGCTGCCATGATCCATGGCACTTTATTAAACAGAGTGATATAAGTTTTTTCAGTGCTGAAGTGAACCGAAGGCAATGCAGGAATGATGTTACCAAATATAGATTCACTGATCACTCTAAATTTGGTGTTGGAAAACAGTCGAGCATCGTAGGGAATACCACAATAGTGATACATAGTACCGTATCTTTTGACTTCAATGCTGTCTGGATTGCGATGCCAGGACTGCAATTTTGATGCTAGATTCACATCAGCTATTTCTGGCAGCAGCTTGGCTAATTCATCAACTTGATCTGGCGCTGACCAAAAACTCCAACAACAACGATCTAAAAGATCTGCTTGTTCAAATTTCCAAAGCAATCTTGCTCGATGCTGACGATCAGGCTTGCCAGTCAAAAACAAAAAACGATCAGCCGTACTGTTCCAGTTGTTGTTGACTCCACTGCTTTTCTTGTTGAATATTTCATTGTAACAACGCCACAGGTGAAAATTTATCAGTTCCACACAGTCGGCTCTGATTCCTGACAGATCCTGAAATGCTACATCAGTGTTCAAGATCAAAACTGTAGACACACCCATGCCCCTGACACTGTCTAAAATCCAATTTAGACCGTCCTTTTTGTCAGGTATAGTGAAATAATCAGTGGCCAACAACAAAACCGCTACCTGCGCCTGGTTTTCGCGTATGAGAGTGACCAACTCCTCTAGGTACTGATCTATGGCATTAGGAAAGGCACCTTCCACAGACATTGATACAAACTTTTTCAAGCCAGTTCCTTGACTTTGAGATATTGCAAAGTTGTCTGTAACAGACCAATCTGTCTGCGACAGTCTTCCAAGGCATGGTGACTGGTGGGCGGTTTCTCTAAGCCGGGCCACAACGAAAAAACAGTGCGACTGTCACGTACAGCAAAATACTTCCAGGGAATGGGTTTGTTGTAGCTTTTGTATGCATGTTCCAAGATGTTCATGTCGTATGTTGGACCCTGTGCCCAGATTCGCTTGCTGTGCCAAATCAGGCGGCCCAATTCATCCAACGCCCGATCAAGAGGCACTCGATTATCTTCAGCAAAAGCTTCGTTTTTGGCTGCTGCTGGCTGAGTAGCCCACCATTCAAGAGTGCCCTGTTCTATTCTACGATCAGGTTGGCTGTCAAGATCAATCCTTGCATAGTAATGCTGCGGATACCAACCGGACCCAAATGGATCAAATGCCTGCGCAGCAATGGTTAGAATGGTAGTGTCAGGACCGGTGGCCAGTCCCTCAAGATCAATCATCAGGTCCATGCTGTATTATAGCATGGAAAATTATTGAATTGTGATACTAGTTATCCAATGACCCAGGTCAAAGGCTGACTACCGTCAACGTAGTTGACCAGTTGCAGAATAAGTGACTCCATGTCGGCCTTGGCTTCGGCCTTCATGGCTTGCCCGTTCAGTGTAGTTCCGCCCTGTGGTCCTGCTATGGTTCCAAACTTTTCTCTGGCCTCACCTATGATCATTTTGCAGTTGGCCAGCATGTAGTCTTTGATCCACTGACTTATCTGTAGATCCTGTAGCAGTACCACTTCGGGTTTGAGCTGCCATACCCACAGCAAAACATTTTCGCCGGTGCCTTTGGGATCGCGAATGATTTGAAGCTTTTTGGTAACCTGATTCCAGGTGTAGTTTACAAAACCACCAAACATTCTGGCAGCCAATTCCACATACTGTGTGTAGAAATCATAAGTGGCCAGGCCGCCTGCGGTATTGAAGTTCATGAGATACACGTTGATGGATGCCTGGGCAAACGGATCAAAGTTGCTGGCAAACGGGCCTGTGGCAGTGCCAAAAGTGCGTCGGAAAATCTGACGCACACTCACAACTTCTTGGGGCAATGTGTAGATGTTTACGTCCTGAATCAGCTCCATGAAGATATAGGCTTCTTCATAAGCATTGTTAGCACGTTGCCGATAGGTTCCTATGGTTTTTTGATAGGCTGCTTCATAATGTGCTGGATCCAACTCAATATCTACGATTTCGTCAGCCAGTTGCAGTCGCACATACTCAATGAGATTTTGTTTGAGCGTGGGTAATGTAATTTCTGTGTCCATGGGAAACTCCGTTCCCTATATTTACCGCGTAGACTCAATCCAGCCATGCAGGCGGCTAGCAATCATGTCATGCCCCAGTTGATTGGGATGTGCGCCATCTGCACCAATGTAAGGATTGTTTTTGGTATTGACCAAATGTTCACCGTTGTGTTCAAAGAGTCCAAACCAGTTGGCTGCGGTTTCCTGTCCTTTGGCCCAGATTCTGTCAAGATCAACCCCGGGCAGCCAAGTGTGATACTGTACCCAGCCCGAAAAATAAAAGTCCCTGATTCCCATGCCAGCACACCAGTGCTGCAAAGCACTCACTGTGGAACTGCTGCGCACGACTTCATGCCCGGGCTCATGAAAATGCAAGTACAGTTCTTTGAGCTTGGTGTCAGCATTGGCCCAACTGAAAAATCTGGGAAAATGTGCGGTGCGGGCCGGATTGGTCAAAAAGAATATTGCAGTGGTATTACCTAGGTCATCATGGTGTTGTGAAACAAAAGTCTGAAATTGATACAAAAGATCCTCGTTGCTGGCACCACCTGATCCGTAGTTGCAAAACTCATCAACTTGCATGAGTTCGGCCAGCGTTTCGCCGTAACGGCGACCGCTGCCAATGCCGGCGCCTTCTGGCCAACTGTCGCCAAACGTGGCCAAGATTTTTTTGCTCATTGAAAACCTGATGTGCTGTTGGGTTTTTTGCTCACTGCTCGTATTGTGGTATTGGCTGAGTAGTTACTGGGACAGAATTTACACTGCGGAATGGGGTCATCAATTGTGGCAAGAAACTGTTGGCCACGATCTGCAAACTGCGACACTTCCAAGGGACGATAGCTGTTGAGCAGTTCACGATCTTGATCAGATATGTCTAGATTGAATTGCTTATCAAATTCCGGAAACAGCGCCACTGGCCCGCATTTGTACAGAGCCCCACCTATGAAATGATAACATTTGTATCTTACAAATCCGCAATTGTCGTGTGCCAGCTTGACATCACTGTTGTGCAGTGTATGTCGGCCTGATTCATTGAAAGTAATGGCTGCTGTGTAAAAACTATCATAATCCCAGACTGGGATACGCACATTGTTCTTGTCAATAAATGCTTGTGCAGCCCCCATGGTCACACTGTTGTTGTGGTTTTCTGCGTCGTGCTTTTTGACCATGCGTATGGGCGGTTGCAGAAATTTATGTATTTCTTCATACAAGCGATCTCTATCCGCTTCATTGTGCATGCTGATACCAATCCAATTGCGCACCCAAGGCAGACGTGGATCAATACCACTCTGCAACAAAACTTCATATAGCCCAGGCACTTTGTTGATTCGAGTGCCATTGGTCTGTATCTGTACTGCTTTGTTCCACAGTTGATTGATGCCTTTGACCCAATCCAACAATGAGGGATTCAGCAGTGGCTCCCCGCCCAGGATGGTAACTTTTTGAAATCTTACATGTTTGGCCCATTCGGCGTAGACCGCAGCATGGTCTTGCCACAGCTGGTGTCCGCGGAAATGATAGTTGTTGAATCTATTGCAGTTATGGCAATTGAGATTGCAAACATTGGTAATGTAAAACTCAACATAGCCAATCAGCGTTCTAGGATCTTCAGGATAATCGTCAACTATGGTATATGCCATGTGCTGGTCACCAACTCTTGAGTATCACAATGTGTTCGTTGCCGCGTCCGTTGAACGCTGTTTCTGTGGTTTTGATGTCTTTGTAGGTTTTTCTTGCAGCAGGTTTACCTCCGGCCATCAACTCCTTTAAAACTTCGGCGGGTTTGCGCAGAGTCTTTTGCATGCTTTCAGCAGTGCTGTAACCTATCACGGTGTTGTTCTTGAGCGTGAATTGTCCCACGTGTGAATCTGCAACCAGGTGAATCAGTTTGCGTGTCTTGGTATTGTATAACCATGCTTCACTTTTGTCCACCAACTGGCTTGCGGCCAAGCTCTTGAGTTTGAGTTCTGCAAATTCAGCTAGATATTTAAACTTGCTGGCTCGCTTTTCTGGACTCACAGGTTTTGCCTTGCGTGGCTTGCGTTCAACCTTTTTGATCTGTACATAGGCACCGCAGTCATTGATCACTGTGTCGCAAAATTTTACTACGTTGCGCAGTTGAATTTTGGTCAGGTGTTGATAGGCTTCAACCAACTGAGCATCCGTACCATCAATCACAGCCGTAAACTCAGCCAATCTCTGTTTCCATGCCTGTGCTATTTCATTGACCATTTGCGGTGCTACATTCATGCCACGCATGGTAGCTATGGGTTTGAAGTCAGCTGACATCTTGGCACCGGCTGCAATAAAGTCATCAAACATGCCATCTATCTCACCTGCACACTCACTGACCTTTTCACGCAGTCGATCCTGTATGGTGGCTTTTGGTACTGCTGGCGCTGGCTCATCAATTTCTGGCTGTGCGTTGGTCTGTTCTTGTGCCAACATTGCTGAGATCATTCGATCCAAACTTGACCGCTCATCGGCCGTGAGCTCAAGACCAACTGTGTTCATACGACACAGCCAGGCCGCTGTGCAACGTATGGCGCTGTCGGGCACTCTGCGCAGTCGTTTTATGTCAGGTTTCCTGCCTTGAGATTCCAGCCAGGCCACTAGCATGTCTCGAGCTTCTTTTTTGCCAAAGAAATAGTTGTACCAAGTAAACGCTCGGGTCAGCGAACTGGTACGATTTTCGACATCAGGCTGCTTGCGCCAATCTGGTTCTGGGCCGGTGTATTTGGTGTCCGGGCTTTTGGGATTGATCAGCTTTACTGCTGTTTTCATGGCATTCTCCAGGGTCAACACAGTATTATAACACTCTATCAAGTTTTGGTCAAGCACGGGCGGTAAATACAAAACTATGCCCAGACTCAGCCTTTACCGCCCAAATCGCACTCGTGATTACCAATTTTTAGATAGAACTGTGTCCGAAATGTACACAGTGGGCGGCCTTGACATATTTGTACACAAGTACATGGGCCCAATCACTGGTCCCACCGAGGGGACCAATGATGCCACTATCCCTATTTACGACAACGAAAATCCCCTGAACATTCAAGACCTATTGTTGCTGGAAAACCGGGACAGAGTATATGATCCAGATATCTATGTCATGAGAGGTGTGTACAATCAACAAGACATTGATTTTGACCTTACTCAGTTTGGGCTGTTTTTGCAGAACGACACCCTGTTTATCACGTTTCACTACAATGACATGATAGACACGTTTGGGCGCAAACTCATGAACGGCGATGTGCTTGAGATACCCAATCTCAAAGATTACAATCCACTCAATCCCAATCGTTTGCCGTTGCCAAAATATTACGTGATCCAAGACGCGGCTTTTGCCAGCGAAGGATTCAGTCAGACCTGGTTGCCGCATGTGTGGCGTGTCAAAGCCACGCCCATGACCAACAGCCAAGAATTCAAGGATATTCTAAACAAACCTCAGGTCACAGAAAATATCTGGGACAATGGAAATTTCTATCCCGTGGGCTCCGTTGTAAACTACAACGGTGGTTATTATCAAGCCATTCAAAACACTCCCAGTGGCATAGACATTACCAATGCACAGTATTGGATGGCATACACGCCGCCTACCGAGGCCGAGACCATGACCACTCGGCCCAAGGATCAAGAAATCAATGATGCGATACTGACTCAGGCCGAAATTGAAGTACCATTGAGCGGATATGACACAGCTCTGTTCTACATTGAACCAACCTTGAACGGGGAGCCAGCCAATCCTGATGGACTCACTGCTGACGATACTGCTGTGACTGTGGATGGTACCCAAGGCGGCATGAACATCACTCCCAGTGGTCCAGGTTACACTCGAGGCTATCTCACTGGCGACAACGTTCCCAATGGATATCCTGTCACCAGCGGTGTGGCGTTTCCGGTCAGTCCTGTGGTAGGCGACTACTGCTTGCGCCTAGATTATTTTCCAAATAGACTGTTTAGATACGATGGCATTCGTTGGGTCAAGATTGAAGATGGTGTGCGAACCAGTCTCAACAACGGACCAGAAAACAAAACTTTGCGCAGTGGCTTTGTCAACAACACCGACACTGTCAACACCACTGATCGTGGAGCTATACCCAGTAGACAGAGTCTCAGTGATATACTGCGTCCTCAAGCAGACAACGGCGGTTAATTTATGCAACAATTTTTTTACGATGATCAAATACGCAGATTCCTTCTGCAATTTGCTAGAATCTGCAGCAACTTTCAAGTTGAATACGGTCGCGAAGAAAATAGTGATCAGGCTGCACTGTTGCGAGTTCCAGTACGATACGGCGATGCTACACGCAATGCACAGACCATAATTCAGGAAAATTCGGCCAACAACTTGCCATCAAGCCCATTGATGACATTTTATGTTCACAACCTTGAATATGACCGGCCCCGCATGCAAGAGCCGTATTTTGTCAGCAAAACAAATGTGCGTCAAAGAACCTATGATGAACAAACAGATTCATATGAACGCACACAGGGCAATGCATTTACCATAGAACGGTTGATGCCGGTACCTTACAGTCTTGGTATCACCCTGGATATTTGGACTTCAAACACCAATCAAAAATTGCAACTATTGGAACAGTTATTGATACTGTTCAATCCCAGTCTAGAAGTTCAAAGCACTGACAACTTTATTGACTGGACCAGTCTCAGCTTGGTTTATCTTGACAGTGTGAACTGGAGCAGTCGCACCATTCCCACCGGCACCAATGATACCATAGACATCGCTACTCTCAAGTTCAGTTTGCCCATTTGGATCAGTCCACCAGCCAAACTCAAGAAGTTTGGAGTAATTGAACGTGTGATAGCCAGCATGTATGACGTACAGGGCGACATCAACAATGCCATTCTCAACAGTGATTTGCTGCTGGGCACTAGACAGATTATCACTCCCTACAACTACGCAGTTGTGGTAATAGGAAATCGCATACAGATAGCACGACCAGCACAGGCTTTTGCTGAAGAGCCTGCCAACGACAGTATTGACCCCACTGTAATAGTGAGTGACAGCAATCTTCTTTGGCCTGCTGTGATTGACCTGTACGGCACATTGCGTCCAGGTGTAAGCCAAATTCGTCTAACACAGGCCGACGGCACCGAAGTAATAGGAACTGTGACACTGGATCCCTTGGACGATCGCTTTCTGCTGTATGATGTTGACGTTGACACTATACCACAAAATACATTACCGCCTGTGGATGCAGTGATAAATCCCTTAGTCAGCGCACCAAGATTTGGCTTGCCTAATCCTGCAGACGGCCAACGATATCTCTTGACCGAAGACACTGGCTTTCCTGGGCAAGGCAGTAACATTGCTGCCACTGCCTGGATCGGGGATGGGCAGCGATCGGACATACCCTTGGTGGCACGTGCCAACGACATCATTGAATATCGCGGCAATCGTTGGCAAGTGGTGTTTCCTGCAGCACAGGTCACCACAGGTGGTCAGTATGTGACCAATTTGACAACTGCAATTCAATACGAATGGAACGGTGAAAATTGGATAAAAAGTTACCAAGGGGTATACGAAGGGGGTCTCTGGACTCTAGTGCTTTAAAAGCAGTAGGCGTCTGGTTCAGATCAAACAGCACTGGTAGATATCTCTATCTGCTGCGCAACGATGTCAAACACCCTGGAAACTGGGGGCTGCCCGGCGGCAAATTAGAATCTGGAGAAACCTTGCTCAGCGGCATGGAACGCGAATGCATTGAAGAACTGGGTTACTTTCCCCAATATCAACGACTGGTGCCACTGGAAAAATTCACTTCAGCTGACAGAACTTTTGAATATCACACCTGGGTATGCAGCGTGGATCAAGAATTTGTACCGACGCTCAATCACGAACATCTCGGCTACGCTTGGATCAACGCAGGCATATTTCCCCGACCCATGCATCCTGGTCTTTGGAACACTGTAAACATTGACGCTGTAAAAGACAAAATCCTGCGATTGGAGCAGGATTTTGCTATAATCACCCCAACCTAATTTTTAGGCCTGGCTTTCCTGGAAGCTGATCTGCACTTCGCCCACAGGGTTACTGACTGTGTTTAGTGATTGAACAGTCACTGCCAAAACTTCTGGACCATTGGGATATGTGCCTGTACCTGGAATAGCCGAAGTTCCCAGCTGTTTGACTTGACCCAGATCCAACACACCCTGGTTCACCGAACTTACCGGAATAGCAAACAAACGTTCACCACCCTGAATGTCCACAGTCACCGCTTGTACAGTCAAGTTCAGATCGTTCAGCGGCGTTGCGCCGCCGATCAAGTTTCCTGTAACTCTCAGTGTGTCGCCCACTGCATAACCACTGCCTGCCACCTGTACAGTGATTGCTGTGGTTGTAACACTGTATGAAGTTCCTGAGCTTGTTAACTGCACAGTGACGTTAGCACCAGTACCGCTTGAACTCACCACAGTGGGACTGATACCGCTAAAAGTTTGAGTTCTGCTGAATGTTACTTTGACACCTGATCTACTAAAACCACCAATGGTGTTCAAAGGTGCGTCAGTTACACCGCCTGACGTTATGTCTGTGTATCTTGGCGAAGTACTGAACTGTGTGAAGCTGGGCTGAAAGCCGCCGCCTGCGTTGTTGATACCTACCCAGGTGGTATTGGCACTGTCAATATTGGTGGGATTGATAATGCCTTCCACAAGATATCGACCAGTAGTAACTTGAATATTCAAACCTGTCAGTGCCAGAGCAGATCTGTTCACAAGATCGCGTTGTCCTAGATTACCAATAATACCGTTGCTGACACTGGGCGCCAATCTCATGGCAAATACCAACAGTTTTGTACCAATTGTGTTAGGTAAACCAAAGTTGGTACGGTTAAAAGTGAATTGGAAGCCTTCGTCACCGTCGAAGTCACCATCCATGATAATTGCACTACCCCAGTGGTTCACCAGGGGTGTACAGGTATTACTGATAATCAGCACACCGGTGTTTTCATCATGGCTGGTAGCAGCACTGCTGGTAAAGCTTCGGTTGGCTCCCTCAATCCATTGAGTGAATGTAGCGCCGCGTGTGCATCCCTGTAACACATTGCCTTCTTTGTTGGTGTATTTGATGATTTCACTGTCAATCATCACAAACACCGGATAAGGAACACTAGCGTCTGGATAGTCTGTTGCATCCAGCAAAGTGATTTGTGTCGCACTTGGGTCAATAGCACTGGCCAAAGCACTGACCGGCGTTTCATTAATAGCTTCATATCTTGCTGGCAGGTTACCAGTACGCATGAATGCTTCGATGTTGACGTTGTTGTTGATTCTACGATGTGCCCAGGCAAATCTACCATCTTGTCCACGGATCATCCAGATCACACTACCAGCACCGTACCAGCTGTATTCCAAGGCATACATCTGCATCTTGGTAGCATCATATGTAAATGCACTGGGGCCAGTGCCGTCTATGGTATCAATGTTGAAATCTGGCTGTCTCACACGAATTTCTGTACGCAATGCCATTTTCACGCGAGTTTGATTTTCCACTCCACGGAAGGGAGGAACCACTGTGAGTCTGTTGTTGTCAATGATGCTGGTCACTGCATAGGTCATGCCACGAATCACAACAATGTCACCATTGTTGAGCTGATCTTGGAATCTACAGGTACCATCACCAGTGACCAAGTTGCTGCTGATACCAATGCTGACCAGACCTGCCAATTGACTGGTACAACTGCGTTGAACCACGCAGCAATTCTGTCCGTCATGTTCCCAGAACATGCCGTTTTGATCATCGTACATGCCGGTTCTCACCGCTGCACCGTGCCAGCTAGTGATGCTGACTCTGGGCTGCTGTCCCAGTATAGGAGTCACACTGCCCAATACTGCTTGTGCTTCTACCTTGAACGCGATATCGCTCACGATTTCAGTCACAACATAACCATCAAAATCGTAGCCCGAAGTTGTGACATTTTGAATCCAGCATGTAGCACCAGGATTGAGACCATGTGGCAGATCCACTGTGACAGTAATATTGCTGTTGATAGCAGTGCCGTCAGCCACAATGTCGGCGATGTCATATGTGGGCTGAAGTGTGGTACCAGTGGAGAAGAAGATGCCTTTACCAGACTGATAACGGAAATATTTTTTGGTTTGTCGCTGTGCGCTGGCACCACGAGTTGGCGATCCAGAACTAATTACCACGCCGCCATCAAATGGTCTTGGCAAGAAAGTGGCATTGCTTCGCACATATAGCTGCCCATCAAGACTGCCCGAAACCGCGGCTCCGGTCTTGGCCTGATAGGTAAAGGTTGTGGTTGTGGGCACACTGAGAATTAGGAAGCTGCCTTCGCCATATGCTTGGTTGGTGCCTGAAGTCAAGTTCACCAAAATTGGAGTTCCTGGCACCATGCCATGTGCATATCGTGTGGTGATTGTTATGGTACTAGGGTTAGCGCCGTCACTCACAATGCTAACAATGTCAAAGTTTGCACCTGTGTAAGGGAAAGCCTGACGCACCACTGAAGCATAGTTGTTGATGGGGAAGCCCGGAACCAGTGCAGGACTGCGTCGTGGATAATAGAAAAAGTTATTGGTGTTGTCTTGGAACACAAGATTGATACCGTCAACGTTGGTGTTTTCTGTGTTTTGACTACTGATAAATTCACCTGCGTCAATGGGAGTATCACTTTGATTTACTCCAACCTGCGGTATGTTGTTGTCACCAGTGGCATAGAAAATGCCGGTCATGCGTACCATGAAGCTGCCTGCACCTGCACCAGTGAGTGCAGTGGTGCTGAACTGACCACGAGAGATAGTCTGTGATCCGTTGATAGCAGTGCTGACTGCTGTGTGTTGTACAAGTTCAACGTTGCTGCTGACTTTTTGCATCACACTGCCAACTCCGTATTGTGCTGCAGGCGGAATGTTGTACCAACCACGTGTGAGCTGCACCTGTGTTGCGCTGGTTACTTCGTCAATTCTGGCTACCTCAATACGATCAACGTTGGTGACACTGGCGCCAATCAGCAGATTGGCGTTGCCTGCGTTTGTGTTGTTGGTTTGTCGTGTCACTGTGAGAATGTTGGCGGTAACACCAGTCACAGCACATGCTTCAAACACATTGGCTGTTTCAGTAGCAATCAAGATATAGGAACCGTCCACAATGTTGGCAGCGGCTGCATTGGCCACGTTGATTGTGGTTGTAAGGGGACTGGTTACGTTGGCCACTGCCACAGTGGTGCCGCCAGCACCGCTCAAGGGGCAGCGCAGCAACAACACATTGTCGCCAACAGTGAATCCAGTTGTACTGCCAACGTTGAATGTTCGTTCCGCTGAACTTTGTACATTGCTGGTCACATAGGTTGTGTTGAAAGCTAGAGTGTTGCCTTGAGTCTGGCTAATCAGCAAGGCATAATCATTGGTTACCCATTGCGGACTCAAAACGCTTGTGGGTGTAACAGTTGAAGTAGGATTGCTCAGGCGCAATGCTGTATCAGTGTTAGATGTAATCAAATCATCGCCGGCCAAAAGACTGGCATAGCCGTTGACGTTGTATACCAAGTCGCCGCCAATGTCTTCGTAAAATCCCGGAATATAGTTGTTGGTGCTGACGTTTTCCCACTTGGTTTTCTGCAAGCCGTATTCAAAGTCAGCGTCAATCAGAGATTCAGGGTTTGAAACACGGCTTCGGCCGATTGCATCTACACCAAAATTCCAGGGCACTACCTTGAGATTTTGATCCTCATAGTAAATGGCCAGTTCGTCTGTGCTACTCATGGTCACTGTACTGGCGTTCAGTGTCAGTGTGGTTGTTCCCGCATAGGCAGTGGGAAAATCAGCATCAGTGCCCGGAGTCCAGACCGCAGTACCCCCTAGAGTATTGTCTGCAAAGTTGAAAATTGGCAGATTGTCGGTGGTGTTATAAATGGCCAGGAAATCTTCAATAGGAACATTGTTGGGTACTTTGATTGTGCCTAGCCCGGCTGTGCCTGGTGTAAACACATAATTGTAAATTCTTGATCTTGCCATTTGTTTAAACTCCGAATATGATCTGTAATGCAGTCAACCGCGACTGGGTATTTTGACCCAGTTTGTCATAAGTGATAGCGCCATTCTGTATTTTGGCTGTGCTCACGGTGTTGTCACTGGGCGTGCCAGTATATAGTGTGTCTCCAAATATCAAGCCAAAGAATGGTGTGTTGAGAGCCGGGGCAACTGCAAAACTTATAGTGCTGGCCGTTATACTGAAATCTACTCCAGGGTTGAGCACCACATTGTTGAGACTCACCAGCATGGCAAATGACGATGGGGGACTGGCACTTTGCCCGCCCACTGTAATGGGAAAGCTCTGAGTGCTGCCGTCAAATGTGAGATTGTCCAGTTTGCGATACTGTCCAATCTGTGGGGTATTACCTACATAAGCCATTGTGAATCCTTATAATCTACCAACTACTATCTCTATTGTGCCGCGTTCATCTAGAAAATCTTCCAGGGCCTTGCCTATCACTGTGCCCATCATGGGCGCTGCTGATGCCTGCGCATACCCGTTGGCGCAGCTCACCATGAGATCGCCTTTGTGAACTGGACCTACTACATTGGTTGGAACTCGTCCCACAAGAGCAACCACTGCTGTGTGATCGCCCTCAAGTCCGCTGTTCATGACGTGCGCAGGATTGGTTGAAATCACACCGGCCACTCTTGGATCACTGGATTGACGACTCATTGTGACTTCTTTGTCTCCACCAAACACAACCACTGTGCCCGGCGCATAGTCTGCGTCTGCTAGATAGGTTTCGGCCAAGTCAGCGTACAGCGCCGATGTGGCTCGTGCAAAAATAGTGTTGAAACCAGCGCCAGCGGCACCAATGTTACCCACAGCATTGCCGTTGGCGTTGATAATGTTACCCAGTCTTACTGTGCCTGTGGCAACGTCTACGTTGGCTGCTGTAACATTGCCGGTCACTGACAACAGTCCTGAAACTATGGTTTGACCTGTGCCGTTTGGTATCAGTCTGATGTTGCCATTAGAAGATGTTAGAATACCAAGTTCGCCAGAAGTTTCAACTATGTTACCAGTCACCAACAGGTTACCACCTGTGACATTGCCTGTGGCTGAAACCAATCCACCTGTGATTATGTTTCCGCCTGTGACATTGGCTGTGCTTTGAATAGCACCAGTGGCAGTGATCAATCCACCTGTGATTATGTTTCCGCCAGTGATGTTGGCGGTGGCTTGTATGGTACCAGTGGCAGTGATCAAACCACCTGTGATCAAATTACCTGCTGTGATGTTGGCTGTGCTTTGGATGGTTCCTGTTGCGGTTATCAACCCGCCTGTGATCAAGTTACCGCCAGTGACGTTACCAGTTGTGGAAAATGCCGCACTAGCAATAATATTACCACCAGTGATATTGGCTGTGGTAGTGATACCACTGGTTGAATTCAAATCTGTCAACACATTGCCACTTAGGCTTAGTGTACCAGTTTGCACATTAGCTGCAATTACATTAGTCGTAGCGCTGACTGTGGCACCTTGAACCAAGTTAGTTGTAATCAAGTTGCCGCCTGATACATTAGCAGTTGATTGAATTACACCAGTGGCTGTAATTAACCCTCCAGTAATCACGTTGCCACCTGTGATGTTTCCAGTGGCTGTGATTAGTCCTGCAGTGGATATATTACCGCCAGTGACATTAGCAGTGCTCTGTATAGCACCTGTGGCTGTGATCAGCCCAGCAGTGATGATGTTGCCACCGGTTATGTTGGCAGTGCTTTGTATTGTGCCTGTGGCTGTGATTAAACCAGGCGTGGTTATGTTGCCGCCTGTGACGTTGGCTGTGGCCGACATCAATCCAAGACTTACTAAATTGCCGCCCTGAACGTTGCCAACAAATGTTGCTTGTAGATTTCCGGTTACATTTCCAGTAAAATTAAACTGGTTCGTAGCTGCTGTCCAGGTTGGACCTGCAGGAAATGCATTGCTGCTGTAATATACTCCGTTGGTATCCACACCCAACCATATGGCTTGGTCATTGCCATTGATGGGATCAACATTGGCTATGTTGGAAGTATAATAAAGCTGGGCGAAATCTTCGCTAGATAGGCTAGCGCCTCTAGTGGCTGCTGCCACAAGATTGAGATTGGTGGCATTGAGACTTTGAACCTGTGCGTAAGGCTCTGATGCCACAGTCCTTGTGTTTATTCTTAGATTGGCAAGATTCAGTTCAAAGCCGTTTACATTGCCAGTGGCCGATACCACACCTGGAGTAGTGACATTACCGCCACTAACGTTGCCGGTGGCTGATATATTACCACCAGTGATGTTACCTGCCACGCTCAGCGCAGATCCACCAGTGTTTGCTACAGTCACAGTGGTTCCGGTGGCAAATGTTGCTGTACCAATGCCTGCGGCTGCAACAGGGCCAATATTGATATTGGTCGTTGATCCTGCTGCGCCGTTTTCACCAAATGATATGGTCTTGGTGTTGCCGCTGCTGGTGGCACCGTTGCCAATAAACAGTGTTTGTGAAGCAGTTGATTGACCTAGCACAATGGGGCCAGTACCGGCGGTCCCTCCTATCCTTACATCGCCGGTTGATTGAGTGCCTTGTATGGTAACTGTGTAAATGGTCCCACCAAAGCTGCTAGTTCGAGTTGAGGATAGTGTTGTTGCACCAACTGATGATGCAAGAATTGTTCCCGTGGCGCTGAGGTTGCCTGTGAGTGTGTTGCCGCTGGTGGCGATATTGCCACCTTCAACGTTGCCAGTAACAAACGCACCGCCGCCGGTTATGATGTTGCCACCTGACACGTTGGCACTAGACGCTATGTTGCCAGTAGCTGATATCAATCCGCCAGTTATAATGTTTCCGCCAGTGATGTTGCCGGTGGCACTGGCAGTGCCGGTGGATGTTAAATTTCCAGCTACAGCTAACCCGCCTGCAGAAAATAAACCAATAGTGACAGCGTTGACATTGGCTAAAATGTTGCCGTTGTTGGAGGGGATGATTACTGTGCTATTACCATTGAGAATACCACTGCTGGCAGTGGAGATGCCTGTGAGCTGACTACCATTTCCAACAAAAAATGTTGCTTCAACGTTGCCGGTGGCAGTGACATTGCTGAGTATTAGATCCGTGTATTTAAAACTGGGATCAGCGGTATCAACCACTGTGGTAGGCTGCACTGTCAGGTTGGTAAACAGTTTGTATTTGCCGTCAGTGACATCTCTAAAATAACCAGTGTATCTTTGTGTGCCGTCGTTGTAACTGGCAATCACACCCATGTCAAAGCTGTCACCTGCATTGGTATTGGCCAAAAAGATAAAGGGATCTGCTACTGCCAAGCTGTCTGTGGCAGTGGTGGTAAAGTTACCGTTGACTGTGAAGTCACCAATACACACCAAATCGCCACCAACATTGAGGTTGCCTGCAATACCCACACCGCCTGTTGTGACAATAGCACCACTGCCAATGTTGGCACTGTTGGTGGTATTGGCCACCGTGAGACGTCCACTTTGAAACACGTTTCCGGTCAACCCAATGCCGCCTTGTACTGTCAGTGCACCTGTGCTGTTGCTCACAGTTTGAATATTGTTGCTAAAAATTGCGCGATTGGCGCCGGCCACTGTGACTGCAAACGTTACAGCATTGGCCCAATACAGTCCGGTATTGTTGGCAGCCACAGAATATACACTGGGCAATCCCACAGTGCCAGCCTGAAACACGCTGGTTGACAAGTTGAGACTGTTGAGCGCACCTGCTCGGTAAGTTACTACAACATTGTTGGCACCAGCTCCGGGTGCTGTTGTAAACAACAACTGTAGGTTTTGAGCATTATAGTCAACAAAAGGTTTTTGTGCTACACTGCCCACAATAATATCTAGATCGCTGGCACTGGCCACTGACCGATCTAGGAAAAATTCAATGGTACTACCGTCGCCGTTGAAAAACTGAGTACTGGTGTTTAACAGTTGCGATTGTGGATCTAGACCTAGATAACTCATTATGTGATTTCCATGATACTCATTACAGCATCAACGCTGCTGGATGCACTGCTTTGAACAAACATACTGTCCCCAGTTTCAAGCACAATTTTTTGATCGCCACCGCCCACAACCAAGCTGGATCCTGCGCTGATAGGAGCGTTGACCACCAAATATGTATTTGCTACAGCCACATCCTGAATATAGACATTTGCAGTGATCGCACTGCCAGTTCGGTTTGTGACCGCAAACCCTACCACAATCGTAGTGGTATTTGCTGCCACTGTGTAGCCACCTACATCTGTGGGAGTTGTGCCTATTGAACTGCTGAGTTTTCTTTTGAATGTATTTGCCATGTTTTACCCTAATGCTATGGCCAACGCTGTTGCGTCAGCTTGCGTTGCCACTGGTTCGCTGCCAATATTTAGCGCCAAATTTGCGGTGATTGTGTTGGCGGTAATCGCACCAGTGACGTTCAAATTGTTGTTTAGAGCCACCGTGTTTGCAGTAACCACGTTGGCTGTGACATTGCCACCAGTCACTAGACTACCGCCCTGTATGGTTTGACTCATCACAATGTTGCCCAGTGCGGTCATTTCCTGTGTCATCAACACATTGCCGGTCAAGCTCAAAATGCCACCTGGTGGATTGACTGTGTTGGTATTGACCTGTGTGCTGATATTGGCATTTGGGGCAAACACTGTGCCCACGGCACTGACATTTCCGCCCACGATGTTGCCAGTAGCAGTAACTATGCCGCCTGTGACAATGTTGCCACCAGTGATATTGGCCAAACTTTGAATAGTGCCTATTGCGGTGATCAAACCACCAGTGGTGATATTAGCGCCTGTGACATTGCCAGAAGCTGTGACTATGCCAGCAGTTGTGATGTTACCGCCAGTGACATTGCCTGTGGCAGTAACCAGACCTGCTGTTATCAAGTTCCCGCCCGCAACATTGCCCGTAGCTGTGACCAAACCTGCTGTGGTGACATTGCCACCAGTGACGTTGCCTGTGGCAGTAACCAAGCCAACAGTGGTTATATTACCACCTGTGACATTGCTGGTAGCTGTAACAATGCCAGCAGCGATCACGTTACCGCCAACCACATTGCCTGTGGCTGTTACTACACCTTGTGTGATAATATTGCCCGTAGCTGACACTATTCCTGCGGTTAATAGATTACCGCCAGTGACATTGCCAGTTACCTGTGCCAGTCCTGCAACATTTAGATTACCAGAGCCTTGCGCTGAAATGTTGCCCTGTACCAACAATGCATTGGCCGCGTAGTCAAATACTATGCCTGCGCTGGCACCAATTACACCGTTTTGATTGAATAGAACCTGAGTGTTACTGCCTGGTGTTGTTACGTTGCCTGCTAGGTTACCAACAAAATTTACAGCAATCACATTGCCTGCAGCAGTGATGTTGCCAGCTGCTGACATCTGTCCTGTTGATGTAACAAATGCGCCCACAACATTGGCACCGTTTACGTTGCCGGATGTTGAAATTAGGCCCGTAGATACAATGTTACCACCAACTACGTTGGCACTAGTTGTCACAAAACCTGCTGTGACTAGGTTGCCGCCAGTTATATTACCTGTGGCACTGATAGTAGTAGATGCAGTCAGCGAACCTGTGCTTACCAATCCGGTGGTAGTGATGTTACCACCTCCAACATTACCTGTGGCAATGACCTCGCCTGCTGTGACAATATTTCCGCCCACTACGTTGGCAGTAGCAGTAACTATGCCTGCAGTGACAATATTTCCGCCCACTACGTTGGCAGTAGCAGTTACGATACCTGCTGTGGTAATGTTTCCGCCTGTGACATTGCCTGAGGCACTCACAGTAGTTGCGGCTACCAGCGTGGTGTTAACATTACCGCTGTCAACATTTCCTGTGGCACTGACAAATGTTGCATTTACATTGGCAGTTGTGACATTGCCTGTGACACTGACCAAGTTAGCATAGGCGTTGGTAACATTGAGATTTAGACTGTCAATGTTGCCAGTGGCACTGACAAATCCAGTATTGACATTGCCCGCCACAAGATTTCCAGTGGCACTTAGTGTTGTAGCAGCAACAACATTAGCGCCGGTGATGTTACCGCTGTTAGTGACTGTGAATTCTGTGGCAGATATGGTATCATTGGCAGTGATAGTTCCAACTGCACTGATTACACCTGAGGCACGTATGTTGCCAGCGTTGATGTTGGCTGTGAGATTAAGGTTGCCTAGTATATTACCAGTTAGGCTCAAATTACCAGTGGCAATATTTCCTGTGGTAAGATTACCTGTCACAGTAATCAATCCTGGTGTGCTGATGTTGCCTGCTGTTAGATTGCCAGTGGCAGAAACTTCTCCTCCAGTTACTACGTTTCCAGCAGTAACATTGCCTGTGGATGAAACTAGGCCCAGAGTTATGATATTTCCACCAGACACATTGCCTGTGGCAGAAATCACACCTGGTGTTTCAATATTGCCTGCTCTAGCATTGCCCACTACGTTGGCTGATTGCACAAACAGATTACCGGCCTGCAGTGTGCCAAACTGATTGACTGTGACTATTTCATTGGCTATTGTGACGTTGGCAGCGGCAATAATGTTGCCGGATGAATTTTGCCAACCAATAAACGCAGAGCCCTCTGCGCCCTTGTAATACCAAAGTTGCTCACCACGATCTCGTCCGTCATCTGTGGTAAGCGGAGCATTGTTTGCGCCACGACCAAGGCCAAGTATGGGATCTTCAACATTGAGGTCAGTGACGTTGATATAGACTAGATTGCCTTGTATAACAGCATCGCCACCAATGATAACATTGCCAGTGGTTGATAGTTGTGCTGCGCTAACAATACCCACGGTTATGATATTGCCACCAACCACATTGCCCACTGCGCTGATCAAACCGCCGGTGTTGACATTGGCTGCTGTGATGTTGCCAGTGGCACTGATTGCAGCACCTGTGATATCTTTGGTGTCAGCATTGACAATTACCTCGGTGTCTTGAGCCAGTACGTTACCAACCAACTGTCCATCAAAGAATGCTGCTGTGACAACATTGGTTGCATTTATATTGTTGGCGTTGACGTTGGCTGTGGTCTGCACATTGCCCAAAAGACTCACAATATTGCCAGTGTACGTGGGCAGATAAGCTGCCACATTGGCATTGGCGTAGCTGACAATGTCGCCGTTGCCACTCAGGTTGAACACATTGCCATTGGGTAATGTGAAAATAAACGCAGAGCTGTTGGCGCTGAGGTTGGCATTGTTCAAGAACAAGCTGGCATTGCTGAGATAAAGATCTTTGAATGCTGCTGTGGGGCTACCAAGATTGTAGCTTATATTTGCTGCCGGCAAAATGTTGCCTGGCACTGTGGTATTTCCTGAATTAGCAAATGTCCACGTTCTTGCATTGGCATTGACTACCACATTGCCCACAAGGTTTTGTACCAAAAGATTGGCAGTGTTGGCAGTGGCATCTGTTGGAATGCGCACTAGAGCATTGCCAGTGGTGTTGTTTGGTGCAATTACGATGTTGCTGTCAGTTGCTCCCGACTGCAAGAAAATGTTTCCGCCAAGAAAATCAATGTTTCCTGTGACATCTGTCAGTGCAATACCGTTGCCCACAAAGTAGTTTGCAGTGATATTACCTGTGACAGAGATGTTGCCAGACTGTATTAGACCAGTGTTGTTGATATTGCCAGTGGCTAGATTTCCAAAGCTAGCAGTAGCAGCAAACATAGCATTGTCAACTGCATCAACCATGACTGTGCTGTCATCTGCAAACACGCTGCCTTTTAGATCACCAACAAATGCTGTAGCTGTCACTGTTTGAGCAACAGATACATTATTTGCGGCCAGACTCTCAGTGACAGTAACGTTATTGGCATTGACATTGGCTGTGGATGTTATGTTGCCGGTGGCAGTGATCAAGCCTGATGTACCAATGTTGCCACCCGTGATATTGGCAGTTGCAGTGACCTGTCCCGCGGTTACAATGTTGCCGCCTGTGATGTTGGCAGTGGCAGTGACTATGCCGCCTGTGGTAAGATTGCCACCAATCACGTTGGCCACAGCAGATACATTGTTAGCTGTGGCATTGCCCACTACATTGCTTGACTGAGCAAATATATTGCCAGCCTGGAACGTTCCAAAACTGTTGACTGTGACTATTTCGTTAGCAATGGTGACATTGCTGGCTGCTATCAAATTACCGCTGCTGTTTTGCCAACCAATAAAGGCAGATCCTTCCGCAGTGGTGTAATACCACAATTGTTCACCGCGATCCTTGCCGTCATTGAGCACCAAAGGTGCATTGTTGGCACCACGTCCTAGAGAAATAATTGGATCCTCAACGTTGAGTTCGGTGATGTTTATGTAGGTGGTGTTACCATTTACAACCAAATTCTGTCCAACAATGACGTTGCCAGTTGTTTCAAGATTTCCTAGATTGACATTGCCTGTGACGCTGATCACGTTGCCAATGAACCGATCAGCATAGACATTGCCAACGGCACTGATCAATCCACCGGTGTTGATATTGGCAGCGGTTAGATTTCCTGTGGCCGAGATCAAGCCACCGGTATTGATATTGGCCGCTGCCAAATTACCTGTGGCAGTGATTACACCACCAGTGATCAAATTACCACCAGTGATGTTGGCAGTGGCTGTGATCAACCCTGCTGTGGCGATATTGCCACCCGTGATGTTGCTGGTAGCACTGATCAAACCGCCGGTGTTGATATTGGCTGCTGCCAAATTGCCTGTGGCAGTGATTGTGGCATTGGCTGTGATATTGTTGGCCAGCACATCTCCCACTGCTGTGATGCTGCCTAGAGATCTTAGATTTCCACCGTTGATGTTGGCAGTTGATGTGATGTTGCCTGTGGCTGTGATCAAACCGGCTGTGATCAAGTTGCCACCAGTGATGTTACCTGTGGCAGTGATCTGTTGAGCAGCCTGAATGTTGCCACTGGCAGTGAAAGTTATGGCGCTGACTACATTGGCACCGGTGATGTTGCCTGTGCCGGGTGCACCGGCCACGGTGATAGCCTGTCCAACAATGAGATTGCTGGTAATGTTGGCGTTGGCGCCAAGATCAAGATTGCCAGTGATATTGGCAGCACCGTTCAGGAACAAAGCATTGGTAGTCTGATTGAATGTGAATGCTGGACTGGCACCTACGTTGCCATCCAAGTTGTACAGTAGTTGAGTATTAGACCCAGGAACTGCTAGGTTACCAGTGATATTACCTACCAAGTTACCAATAAAAAAGCCGCCGCCGCTGACCACAATGTTGCCAGTGCTGGTAATAATACCAGCATTGACAATGTTGCCAGAGTTGATGTTGCCTGTCACACTGGCTGAGTTCGCTCGTACCACGTTGGCATTGACATTGCTGCTGTTGACGTTGCCTGTGGCACTGACAGTGGTTGCGGCCACCAATGTGGTGTTGACATTGCCACTGTCAACGTTGCCTGTGGCACTGACAAAAGTTGCATTGACATTGCTGCTGTTGATGTTGCCTGTGGCACTGACAAAAGTTGCATTAACGTTGCTGCTGTTTATGTTGCCTGTGGCACTGACAGTGGTTGCAGACACCAATGTGGTATTGACATTGCCACTATTGACATTGCCTGTGACACTGGCAAAAGCTGCATTGAGATTGCTGCTGTTGACGTTTCCTGTGGCGCTGACAGTGGTAGCTGCCACCAGTGTGGTATTGACATTGCCGCTGTTGACATTACCAACAATGCTGGCAAATTGAGCATTTACATTAGCAGCGTTGACGTTGCCCGTGACATTTAATGTGCTGGTAACATTGCCTGAGAGACTCAAAGTCTGTGCTTCAATGTTGCCAGCCACAAAATTGCCATAGCTGTTGACTGTGACAATTTCGTTGACAATGGAAACATCAAGCGCAGCAAACAGTTTTTGTGTGGAATTGTCTAGACCAATAAATGCAGACTTCTCACTGGTGGTATAGTACCAAAGTTGTTCACCGCGGTCTAGTCCATCGTTGTTGGCCAAAGGTGTGTTGTTTGGACCGCGACCAAGACTGATTATGGGATCTTGAACGTTGAGTTCAGTGATGTTGATGTAAATTATGTTGCCGTTGACAGCAAGATTGCCACCAATCACTGCGTTGCCAGTGATGTTTAGGGCACCACCATTGACCAGGCCTGTGGTATTGAGATTGGCTGCTGTGGCATTGCCTGCAGCACTGAGTATACCACCTGTGGTGATATTGCCACCCACAATGTTGCCACTCACAGTGAGATTGCTGATGCTGCTGTTGCCGCTTACAACAAACTGGCCACCTGCTGGGTTGGTAATAACCACTGCTGTGGCATTGCTTGTGATTGTTGCTCCGCCAAAATCTACACCATTAGCGGATGTCCATAATTTGTTCCAGCGATTACCCGCAGTGCCTAGACCATAAACATTGTTGCCCCAGGGGTTGACATTGGCCTGCCAAGTTGCTGCGGTATTGCTAATGGTCATGACATTTTCAGTGCCGCTGACCTGCAAACGTATGTTGCCGTTGGCAACAGGGATGCCCAACACAGTTGAACCGTTGGCAATGCTTTGAGCTACGTCAACAAAGATACCAGTGAGTCCACGCCCGTTGCCTACATAGAATTCTGAGTAAACTGTGCCAAATGTGCGATTAGCTGCACCTATGTCGTAAACCCCGTTGGCAGCAGGCATAATGGCGCTGTTGGCCTGGATATTGCCAATTCCGTTGGCTGCCAAAACCAAGTTGTTGTTGACGCCAGTTACAGTGATTGTATTACCGGTGATCCGGACGTTGCTGCCTACCGGTCCGGCTGTGTAGATTTCTGTAAAATTTTCGTTTACAGCCTGGAACGCATTGCGTAACGGCTCGCCAGTCCCGTCATTGGGCTCAGTACCAATGTTGATTATTTGCTGTGACATAGGTGTTCATGGTCCTCTTTCTATATTTACCAAAACACCAAGATTACTTTTTTGTGGGTTTTTAACTGCGTGGTTTATTCTGGTATAATTGGATTGCCGTTGGCGTCACACTGAGCATAGGTCATGCTGCCATTCTCGTTATGAATCACCGCAGTAATAGCAAAGCAGTTTTGGATGCTGTCAATGTATTCTTGCATGATTTGTTGTTGTAAACTTTTGGCATCTTCCCAGGTATCTGCTTCCTGGGGTAATCCAGTGATTTGGCTAGTTACTTGATATTTAATGCTCATGAAATCTCCTTACCATTTTCCTATTGGACACATGACTAATGCTAGTTATGATGTAGCTCCATATCTGGTTCCGCTACCACTAATGGTCGCAGTGAACCCATTTAGAGATATAGCTCTACCACCTACGCCACCTGCTGTTGTTGGGCCTGGCGTAGTTCCTCCTGAGCCGCCTGCGGTTCCCCAGCCGCCACCGCCGCCGCCACCGTAACTGATTCCGCCGACTAGTGGAGCATTGCTTCCGTTGTTGTTAGCACTACCACCTGCACCACCCCCACCTCCCTGGCTACCACCGGGATCAGAAACATCAGCGCCGCCACCACCACCACCGGCACCACCTCCTTGACCACCGGCAGGAGCAGAAAAAGGTCTAGCTGCACCAGCACCACCAGTGCCGGGTAGAATACGACCGCCGCCACCACCACTATCCGATGTTAAACTTGCACCTGAAATGGATTGTCCTCCCCGAATTCCGTTGCTACCTGCACTACCGGGGCCGCCCCCAGCACCACCACCAGATCGTGCACCATTAAGGTTACAAGCACCACCAGCACCACCACCAGCACCACCACCACCACCGCCATATGCAGCACCACCACCACCTCCGCCACCTGCAATATAACCGTTGTTGGCTATACTACAGTTGACTCCTAAACTAATGGCGTTGCCCCCTGCACTGCCGGCAGTAGGAGATGCTGATGTAAGGTATGCTGCGCCGCCAGTGCCGCCCATCCCTAAAATAAAACCCTGATTTACCAAGGTGATTCCGCCAGGCCAAGACCCATCTATGGTCATGCCAGGTGTTGCAGTTGAAGTGGAATATACATAAACATTTTCTGCAACAGTAATCGTTGCGGTTGATGTGCCATTCCATCCATTGGCCAGTGCCCAGGTGCGTAAATTTAGATTTGTTTGATTGGAACTTATAGTGCCTGCAAATGCGTTGGATTTGCCATAGCCATTGCTCATTGAGATAGCACCGGAAGGCACAGCGAATAAAGTTC